GCTAAAGCTGTAGCCTCATCTGCTGCTGCCGAAGCAGTTGTTGCACCTATGTCAGACAGTACTTCTGATGCACTTCTGCTCTCTAAACCATTTGCAGTGAACCTTGCAAACTCATCATCTGCCACACTAGAACTATCTATCTTCACTGCGTTTGTGTTTGATATGCCAAAAGTTAATGAGGCTTGACCACCAATATCACTTAATACTTCAGATGCACTTCTACCCTCTATCGATGTTCCATCTACACGCAGAAAATCATTGTCAACTACACCTGATGTAAACACTGGTACATTTGTATTTGATATGCCAGTAGCTGCAACTGCGGCAGTGCCTAACCCTAATGTTGTTCTTTGAGCGGCTGCATCTGCATCATCAAGCAATGCTTTACCTGCTGCTGTTAAATCATATGTTGATGCTGTTCCAGATCCAGTAAATTGTATTCCTTTGTCTGCGGCTGATGTTAAACCAGCTAGTGCTTGTAGCTCTGCATCTAATCTTGCATTTGCTACAGTTCCAGATAATTGAGAGGCATCAATAGTTTTATTTGTTAATGTGTCTGTGGTAGCTCTACCAACAATGGTATCTGTGGTTGCAGGAAGTGTTAACGTAGTATTACCAGCAAAGTCAGAGTGTGCTGGTGCTTTTAAAGCTGCATAATGAGCATTAGCACTTTCACAATACATTCTTAATTCTGATTGCGCTCCAGTGTTTTTAAGTTCAATTACACCACCATTTACAGTAAGATCATCACCTATAGATAGATCTGCACCTAATGTTGCGTTACCACTTGCATCTAAAAACACTGACTTTGATGCAGGTATTGTACAAAAAATTGTTTTTGTACCAGCACTAAAATTAACTGCACTGTCGCTATTTGAGCTACTGATAATTGTTGTTCTAGCTATCGTGCTTGAGTCACTACTAAGTGTCCCTAATCCAACTTCAAACTCTGCTGTACCGGGCAATGTAACTGCATAGTATGTAGTGTTACTGTTTCCAACACCAGCAGCAAATGTTTCAAATCCAGTAACAGCACCAGCTAAAGTAAGCGTACCAGTGCCAGTTGTAGTTGTTGTTTCTTTTACTCTGTCATTTAATACTAATGCCATTATTTCAACTCTATTGTTAAGTTGGTTGCGTTAATTCTAAATATATCACCACTTGCTATTGCTTTACTTGCATCTAAAGCTCCTATGAATAAAACATTACCACCAGAGCCAACTACATCTAAACTAGCGCTGGCTGCTGTTGTTATAAAAACATGTGTAATTGTATTATTTGTACCACCAGATGCTGGAAATTCTATATTTGATGAATTTGTGCAACTTTGTGTGTCGGCAGATTCTGCTGTTAGTGTCCAAGCAGATGCCGCAACTTGTTGTCTAGCATAATTAGTAAATGTAGCCTCTGTTATCGTAGGATCACCAGATTCACCAGTTGAATCGTTAAAGTTAGACACTGCCGTTGCTAAACCAACGTATATGCTATCTCCGGGTGAGCTAAATGATGCTGCATTATTTTTAAATATTAAACTTAAAAGTCTATTTTCTAAAAAGGTGGTTGCTGCGTTTGCTGTTGCCATGTTCTACTCCTATGTTCTCTGCGCTCTTGGTAGACCCTCAGAGTAAGCGTCAGTATTTTCTCTTGCCTCTCCGTAATCTTTAAGTCTTGTTAATTGATCCATAAATCTTTTTTCATATTGTTGTATTAAATCAGGCTCACCTTTCATAAATAAATACGCATCTACCAATGACCCAAACAATAATGCAAACGGAGCATTGGTGCTTAACCATGTTGTGCCACTATCCGCACCAGCAGTTAAGCTAGTTGGCCTATAGTAGTAGTGTAATTCTATAGTATAATTTGAGTTTGGGGTAGGTCCAAGTATAAAGTTTTCTGAATCAAACTGTGCGTAGAATCTTGGCTTTGCTGTGGAAGACGAAGCATCATATGCCTCTTGTATAAAATTTACATCTTTTTGTAAAAGAAAAGACTCACTTCCAGATGTTGTTATCTGTAGTGAAAAAGATGCCAAATAATCTGCTGGTAATGTTAAAAATTTATCGCTTGTTGATAATGTTGATGTAACATTCTTTCTAAATATTTCTAGATCAACATTTTTAAATATTCTCTCTTCTGCTGCTTTTATGAAGTCAGATAAATGATTTACAAAAGTTGTTTCAGAATTGTCAGTATAATCCTGTATTGCTGTTTTTAACTGCGCAAATGTAAAGCTCATCTAAGCCTCCAAAGTAACTGGTCCTACTGTGGCAAATACTCCACCACCTGTAATTGACCCAGAGGTAGATTCTGCAGCAACAGTAATAGTGTATGTATCATCTGTTAATTTAGTTATAGCATAGCCTGTAGCTAAGTTAAAGTTTGCAGCTGTTAAACCATCAAAGCCTAAACAATTTCTAAATCTAACAACATCAGATGTAGATCTTCCATGATCTTTCTCCGTCACTGTTACGACAGTGTTCCCTCCATCGGCAGCGGCAGTTGTAAATGGATTAACCAATAATAATCTTTCCGTTGCAGGCTCTACTCTGTCTGGTCTTGCATCTTTTATGGATTGTGGGTCATTAAACTTCATTCTGCCTATAAAATTCTGAGGATGATCTGGATCGACCACATCTATCCCAACACGTAAACCAGTTTTACTGCCATTTCTATATTCAAACACTAAATCTTTTAAATCGTATCTAAATCCTGTTTTGTCACATATTCCATATGCATTTCTACCTGATGAATAACTCATTTCTTTTCTTTCTTAGATTTATAAAAATATTCTTCACTATCTCCAAATCTCTCTAATTTATTCTCATTTTCTACCTGATAATAATATGTGCTAACTTTAAAATCAGGTGTTAATGGTTCTGCGGGTGTTAAGCTGTTGTCGTATATTCTAGTTCTATTATTTGGATACAAACAGTACTGACCATTTTCTAATTCTATAATATTATGTGACTTATGCTCTTCTGGTGTCTCGCTAGTGCTAAAATCAACTGTATCTATATCACCATGATAATTATCTAGTGTTGCAACATAAGATCCTTTGACCGAGCCTGCATCTCTCGTATACACCTCGTAACTCATAGACCCTATAAATTGTTTTTGTATGCATGTTACATTGTAGTCCATACAATTCCAAAACTGTAAATTATATAAAGGCAAATCAGGGTTAGGTGTTTTAGGCTCACTAACAAAAGCACTTATCGGTAACTTGTCAAACATTGCACCATACTCTGGTAAGTATGTTTCAAAGTAAAAAGCTCTACCCGGCAAGGACTTGCAAGATATCCAAACACCTTTTACAAACTCACCATGACCATCTTCATGATCTCTTAAATATTCTTTTCTTACCCATAAATTAATTGCAGGTAAATTACATATTAATCTCGACACTATAAGTTACCGTTAACTTTTATCTCATCCTAAAACTTATACCTCTAGAGGCCATTCCGCCTCCACGCATTTTCATGACCTTGCCGCCTTTTTTCATAAAGCCCATTTTTTTTACCACATCCGGTCTTTCTCTTTTTAATGCTTGAAGACCCTTAGCATCTGGTGGTATAGGTTTTTTCATAGTTCCGCCTTCTGCATAACTCATAGATCTTTTCTTCATCATACCACCGCCCATTGCTTCCATAGGCTTTCCTCTGCTTGTTTGTTTATCAAGCATCTTTTTTTGACCGGGTGTCATTAAAGGCCCACCACCTTTAGGTGATGTCTTTTTCTTTTTATTTTGTTTTTTCTCTTTAATAACTAACGGCATTAGGTTCTCCTTGCTTTTCTTCTTGCTATTCTACCAGCAGCACCAGCTAGTTTCTTTTTTTGTGCTTTCTTAAGTGTGCTTGGCATTGATGGTCTTTTCTTTGGCATGGCAACTTTAGTTGCAGTTTTCTTTGGTGCTTTACCAGCTAATTTAGACATCTGATCTTTTGTCATTCCAGAGTATGGTCCTCTTCTCGAAGTGCCTACATCCTTCTTTCTGCTCATTAACCCAGTTGCTGAATATGGTAATTGCAAAGTTGCACCTGCTCTTATCTTATTCATATCTGTAATTTTAGGATTTGCAGCTTTTAATTGATTTAATGTAAATCCTTTGCTTTTTGCTATTTGTGATAATGTATCACCGCTTTTGATTTTGTATTGTGGCATTTTTACGCTCCATAAAATGTGTTATAGGGTACAAATCTAGCAGAGGCACTTTCAGTATCTTCACCTGCTGCAAGCTCAAATTGAAACTCATACTCTTGTTTCAACGCTGTGACCCTTGACGCTAGCTCAGGGTCTTTCATGGCTACATAGTAAGCCAATCCTGATACCAAACAAGGAACAAACCTTGGTGGTATAAATGATGTTGTTGTCCCATCTATTCCCGATGACATCCCATCAATTCCCACAACTCGAAAGAAAGATAGAGTATATGTGTCTTGATTATCTGGAACTGGGTACATTGTTACTGTCACTGAACCTGCTAATCTTTGTACAAATATTTGCGTTGGTTTACCTTGTGTGTTCTTTGAGGATATCTGAGCAAATGTTGAAACACTTATTCTTGTAAGATTTGTATCTACCTGACTAGTTCCTGTCCCTGTCCTTATCGTATGCTCAAGCAAATCAACTGTATCTGATGGCATGGTATATGTTGCAGTTCCAGAGCTTAAAGACAATGTTCCTGATGTTATTGTCCATAAATTAAGACCTCTGTTTTGCCATTCCATAGTAAGAATGTTAAAACTTCTTCTTATATTTCTTAAATCATTACCAGTTCTCATTTCAGAGCCTGCTCTAAGATAAGCCTCTTCAAACAAGTCTGGTAGATCTGGTACTACTACTGCCATTTATTTGACCTTTCTATAAGCTCTCGTCTTTCTTGCAATCTTTTTTGGCTGTTTAGATACTTGTTTACC